AAACATCCTCATGCTCATCTCTTGGAACCCAGAGAACAGTTCGTAGTTGAGGAACCCGCCTACTCGACCTGATTGTAAGATGTACATGTTCAAGAAACCAGCTTCGAAAGGTTCAAACTGCGTAGCTGAGCTAGTGCTCGTCGAACCTATGCTCCTACGATATATCTGTTTGACTGTTATAACCTCGCTGGGCAAGGTGTATTTGTCTGTATCTTGCAATAGGCTAAGAAAGGTGTAGCTTTCTTCAACGGAATTGCTACTACGTTGCCTGTATCTCAGCAAGCTAGCTTTAAGTGCTTGCTCATAATGCACAGGATCAAGTTCAACATCTACTAAACCGTCACCGAGGCTGTAGCGGACATAATCAAATACTTCTTGTTTGAGTTCATTAAGAGTGGCCATGCAACTATTTATGCATGGCCCTTGCTCATTTGATCGCTTTGAGTAATATCACCTGATCGTTTGTACGACCATTGAGCTTGATCTCAGTAGCTTTGATCTTGTCTAAGAACGTCCTCAGTTGGACTTTACCCGAATCAGCAAACTGCTTGAGTTGCTCAGCTGGCTTGCGCAGTGTCTTAGCCACGCTGGTCTTTGGATCCCAACCAATTACCGTCGAACCCTTGACGCTGAGCTGTTGATCGATCGTGCTGGCATTGTAAACGCCTAGCTTACGAGTCTTGACATTGTAGATCCACAGCTGATTAGCACCTACGATTTCAGTTGCTCGTACACTAGTCAGTCCTAATTCTGCAAATTCTCTGAGGAACTTTAGCTTGCGCACGACCTTCTCAGGGGCTGGTGGCTTGCGCATAGGAACCTTGCGAGCAGCTATCTTGACTCGCTTGTAATCGCTGAGATCACTGACCACATTCTCAAGCCACTTGATCCAATTATCCCAGTCTTTTTTCTTGTAGTGGGCAAATCCTTCCTTGAGTTGCTCATCTTTGCCTTCACGTGCCTCGCGATAAAACGCTAGCTTCTCGGCATAAAAACGTTCAATATCGCTGATGATCTGCTGTGGCACATTTTTACCGCGCAACCAAGTGAGGATATTAGTCGAAGGCAGCTTGCCTGTGCGTATGAGTTCATCTTCCATGGCTTCAATGTCGCCAACGATATCGTTCTTGATGTCCTTTAAGCGATCCTGTATGTTGATCACTTTCTTAGGTTCTTCAGATTTTTCAACTTCATCAGCGATCTTAGATCCAGTCTCGAGGATTTCGATCACCTTGTTATCTGCCCAGGCTTTGGTTTCAATTTCCCAATTAGCGCCGTCCATCACTACCTTGCAGATAGCAGCCAGCGTGGGAGAAACTTGCCAATCCTTGAGCTTGTTAAAGCTCTTTAACTGTGCCTTGGTCCAGGATGCACCGTAAACGTCAATGATAAACGGGCGTAATTCCTTGACATCATGATGATAATAATAAAAGTAACGGGCATCGCGCCAACGCTTGCGGAACTGTTCTGCTGTCAGCTTGTCTTGATCTTCCCAGCTTGGAAGCTTACCAGTGGCTTTTAGATCTATCTCAGAGTACTTGCCCTTGAGACGCACGATCTTAGGCTTAGCTGCCTGCGCTGCAATCTTATCAATCTTAGTAGCTGCTTTAGCCATTTGCTATCTCCCAGTTATGATTTAATATAACACATCTAGGACAGATGTCAACCGCATTTTGGATGTTTATCTTTGCGGGTATAAATCTTTCGACTGCGTACTACCCGCATCTTATATTTGGGTGAGCGCAAATCCCGTGCTATAGCATTTTTCTGTTTCATAACTTAATTTAGCACAGAATATAAGGTTGTCAATCAAAATCTCGATGACCGTATTCTAACAGAAACGCTGTCCTGGCTTCGGAACTCCAAAAATCCATGTAAACAATCCCGTTGCGGGGCCAGTTTGGATCAAATCGAGCCGTCCACCCCATGTCTCTTTTGAGAGCGTAAGAAAGCATATATTTGGACCCATAACGAAACACTATGTCTGCCTGTATATTTTTCCATTTTCTAATGGTCATCTTGTGAGGGTGCAGTTCATGTGCCATGAATAAATGTAACACAGACGCAACGTCTGTCAACCTATAAATATATGAATAGAGGACTCATAATGCCCAGGATATCCCTTTGGAAAGAAGGCGCCCATACTAACGACTATCGATTTTTCGATGGGCGCATCCGAGAGATGTTTACACTGGGCGGAACCACGGTCAACGTACACAAGTATATAGGCACGACCAGCGATTCTGGATTAGGTGACGTTACCCAACCTGCGTATGATACTGTGAGCGAACAAAACATACAAGACCTGCTGTTCCTAGAAAACAGGGATCGCAAGTATGATACCAGTGTGTACAACCTGCGAGCGATATACAACACGTCTGACATAGATTTTGATCTCAGTCAGTTTGGGTTGTTTTTGCAGAATGACACGCTATTCATAGTGTTCCACCTCAACGACATGGTTGAGTCCATTGGACGAAAGATCATCTCAGGTGACGTTTTGGAACTCCCTCATCTAAGTGATTTTTATCCGTTAGATGCGACCGTAGCACCCTTGCGCAGATATTATTCAGTGCAGGATGCTGCCCGGGCCAGCGAGGGCTACAGCCCAACTTGGTGGCCACATCTTTGGCGTGTTAAGTGCATACCATTGGTCGATGGTCAGGAATATCGCGATATACTCAAGCAGGATGCAGGCGCAGGTGACGAAAGCACCCTAAAAGACTTCCTCAGCACTTATAACAAAGAAATCTCTATCAATAATGCGATAGTTAATCAAGCCATAGCAGAAGTAACAAAAGCTGGTTATGACACTACTAAGCTCTACACGCTACCTACCAATGATGATGGTTCAGCTAAGATCACCGAAGTACCAACTGCTGACAATTCAACAATCAGGGCTGACAGCAACAAGTGGTTAGCAAACAGTGAAAACATCAGTCCTACTAAATCCGGATACAAAGGATACTTGCTAGGAGACGTATACGCTCCTAATGGTTTTCCAGTCTCATCTGGCATAGCATTTCCTAGTTCAACACAAGAAGGTGATTACTTCCTGAGATTAGATTATTTTCCAAATCGCATGTTTAGATTTGACGGCAAGAAATGGGTTAAAGTGCAGGACGTTGTTAGAAATAGTCCGTTGCCTGCCTTTAGCTTGAATCAAAAGAGCAGTTTCATCAACAACAGCAATTCCAAGATGTTCAGCGATGGAACTATCACAACAGAGCGACAGACATTGAGCCAAGTGTTAAAAGCGCAGGTAGATTAACAGATGAGCACATTCTTTTACGACAAACAGGTACGCCGATTCTTGCAACAAATAATTGCTGTCTTTAGCAATTTTTCTGTGGAATTTGGCAAGGACGGAGAAGGCAACAAAGCCTTATATCGAGTCCCTGTGCGTTATGGTGATCCAACTAGGATGGCTAGCACCATACTAAAAGATAATTCAGAGAACAAGATGAGCTCTGTACCAGTGATGACCGTTTACATCACTAGCTTAGAATATGACAGGGAGAGGACCCAAGATCCTACCTTCGTAAGCAAGATACAGGTCCGTGAGCGCAGGGTTGATACTGAAAACAACACTTTAAGCATACAGCAAGGTAATACCTTTACCGTAGAAAGATTAATGCCTGTTCCTTACGAACTTAATGTCAATGTAGATATATGGACATCTAACACTGAACAGAAGTTACAGGTCTTGGAACAGATACTACCGTTATTCAATCCTGATCTAGAGATACAGAGCACCGACAACTTCATTGATTGGACCAGCCTTAGTTATATCCACTTAGACAACGTGATATGGAGCTCCAGGACGATTCCGGTCGGAACTGACGACACTATTGACGTAGCTACTTTGAGCTTTTACATACCCATATGGTTAAGTGCGCCAGCTAAGGTCAAAAAGATGGGCGTGATACAAACCATCATCAACAGCATCTATGATGCTACCACTGGCAATCTCAGCGACGACATAATAGAAGCAGCTAATCTATTGCGTAATAGGCAGTATGTGACTCCTTTGGGTTACAATCTCTTGTTACTCAATGGACAAGCTACTTTGTTGCCGTCTAGCTATCCAGTAGATCGCGGAACCAACAGCAATTGAAGAAAGACAATCCAGATTATGTCAGCGAGATCGTGGGAACAATCGCACAGAACCCTGTTGACCCTAGCGTGTTGTTGTTTACGGTTGATGCAGATACCATACCACAGAACAGCTTGCCGCCAGTGAACGCCATCATTGACCCTACAAGGACAGTGCCTGGCAATGGGCTCGCTGCTGCTACCACAGGACAGAGATATCTGATACTAGCTGACATAAATGTTGGCAAGGAAGATGATACTAGCTTTGATGGTGCTGATGGATGGAAGGACATATACGGACAGGATCTCGTCGCACATGCCAATGATATCATAAGCTACACAGGAACCACTTGGCAAGTATCATGGAACAGCACAGGCATAACTAAAACAGAGTACGTTACAAATCTTAACACCGGAATACAATACAAGTGGATAGGCACACAGTGGCAAAAGAGTTACGAAGGCGAGTGGCCAGCGGGAACCTGGAGCCTCGTCCTATAAAGGCAGCAGGTGCGCTGTTTTATGCTGCCGACACCCATCGTTATCTGTTTCTCATGCGTGCCAGCGATCGTTATGCTGACACTTGGGGGTTAGTGGGCGGCAAGGTCGAAGAAGGCGAAAGCATCATCGACTGCCTCAGCCGAGAAACCACAGAGGAACTAGGGTACCAGCCAAAGATCATCAAGACTATTCCCATAGATCTTTTCATCAGCCCAGACACGAGATTTGAATATCATACCTTTGTTTGTGTGGTAAACGGTGAATTTATTCCCAGCCTCAATGAGGAACACAAAGGTTACTGTTGGACCACATTAGATGGCTTGCCTAAGCCGCTGCATCCTGGCCTGTTTAACAGCATGAACATGGATGAGCTCAAGCTCAAGTTCAGAAGCATCAACCAGAACGTATGGGCTTAGAGGTCAGCGTAGCTAACGAACTCATTCCAAGTTAGCTCAGAATAGTTTGGTAGCACCGTCATCTTTCTCGCAGATTCTGGCGTTTTACCTACCCTATAGAATTCTACTTGAGAATAAGCAATCGCAACACTGTATAGATTCTCGCTCCACGAAGAGCTGTTGACTTTCTGTCCCAGTTCAGGATAGAACTTAGTACCAGCATAGATGCTGCTGTCTCCATCAAAACCAAATAAGAATACTTTTTTAGCACCGTGGAAACAAGCCAGTATTACCGCAGAAGTTCCGGCATCAAATCTCTGATGTAACGGTAGCAAGTTCATCTTGGGATTTATACGGACGTTCTCTTGATTAGAATAACAGATCTGATGCAGCGACTTTGGCACTTCTGTGGCTAGCAAGTTGTTGCTCACGGTTAGGAAATCCAGTTCACCCGGCTCTTCAAATGCTCGATTGCATCCGTATAGCACGTTATAATTGATCAGCCGCTTGTGTTTGTTGCTTCGATTTAATTTGATTATTGGCCAATGCAGCCTAGAAGCGCTATTACCGAGCACGAT